GTCGTCGTGGTCGCGCCGCTGCGCTGCGTCTCGGCCTCGGTGTCGTAGGCTCCGTGGTATTGCCCGCCGGATGCGAGAAGCGCGTCGGTGATCGAGCCGTCGGTGATCTGCGACGCGCCGAGGCTCTTGCCTGCGATACCGAGCGTGACGCCGATCGGGTCGAACTCAAGCGTCGCGTCGAGGCTGATCTCTTCGACGCCGCCGTCCGTGACTTGCGCGTTGCCGATCAGGCGCTCGGCGGATGCAGTCAGCCCCAACGCCGTGACATCTCCCAAGGCGTTGGGAATGTCGTTGACGCGGCCTGCGCCCATGACGATGACGGAGCCGCTACTGCCCGAACCAGTCTTGGTGACCAGCGCGACCTTCTGCACGGGCTCGGTCAAGCCTGTTGGGCGCGTGTTCGTAAGAGCGCCTGCTACCGTAGTGCTAACGTAGAGCGCGTCGCCGTCTGAGTAGGGAGGATCTGGAAGCGTTAGCCCATCTGCTTGACCTGCTGCGATAACGAGACCGTCGCCGGGGGACGGGATCTCATCCTGCGTCAACCCGATGCACGGCATCAGCGGCGTTGTGCCGTCCGCGATCGCAAGATCAACCAACGGCTTGCCGCTGGTAGCCGTTCCTGAGACGTAGACCGCAGAGTTCCGGGGGATCGAAGTCAGCGACTCGTTCCGAACTTCGATAAGGACGGAGCCTCCACCGCTGCCAGGAACCCAACTGGTGCCATTCCAGATCAGCCCTTGGCTGACCTCCGGTGCATCCGTCGTAGTGTCTACGTCAGCGAGGTCGCCGATCGAAGACGCCCCGATGATGCGGACAACGCCCTGCTGGCTGGCGATACCGTGGTGCTCTAGGTGGACGCGCAGGTTTGCGCGGTCGTCTGCCAGAACATCTGGACGGTTCCTGTTGCCGCCAGCCTTCGAGCGGTCAGGTGCCACGGGTTACAGCCCTTGGTATCCCGAGAACTGATCCATGACATCAGCAGGCGCGTCTGCCGCAGCCTTCGCCATGTTGCGGGCGATGTTGGACTGCTGACTCTGAGCGTCCAGTTGCTGCTGGGCAGCCATCGCCGCTTCCCGAGCCTGCCGAAGTTCCTTGACCTCTTCGTTCGAGCGGACGTGACCGGGGTTGACGCCCAGCTTGTCCGCGTATTCGTCCAGGAAGGAATCGGGGTTGAGCTTGTCCAGCGCCTCTGGGTGCGACTGCGACAGCCCTTGGATCATGCCGACGAACCTGTCGTCCGTGCTAGCGCCCACAGCCTTCTGAGCCTGCGCGAGCGTGGAGACGAACTCGACTTGGAGGTTCATGCCGCCCAACTCCTCTGGAGGAGGCGGGATCAAGCCCGCGTCCAGCATGTGATCGAACGTGATGTCGATGAGCGGCTCCAAGCCTTCGTGGTGCAGGCGCTCCAGCGCGGGCCCGAGCATCAGCAACTTCTCTTCGTGCCGCTCCGCGACCTCCGTAGCCGTCATGCTCTTGTTGGTGCTGGAGAGCATCAGGAACAGGTCCGCGTAGAACGCGCTGTTGATCCGCGTCCGCACGTCTTGGATGTCGAAGAGTAGACCTTGGAGGTCGGGGTTGATCTGCCAAAGCGGGCGGATGCCCGCGCCGTTGCCATCAACCTCCGTGTGACCGCCGGGAAGAGTGTCTACCTCGCTTCCCTTGAGCAAGGGCGGCCCTTGAGTAGGCGGCTGCGTCAGGTGGTCAAGGATCTGACCCTTCCGACGCTGTTCGTGTTGCAGTTGCTTCACGTCGCCTAGCGCCGCCATGCCTGGGCTGTTGCCGTAGATGTCCTGACCCGACACCGACCAGCGAGGGGCCATGACCGGGAAACGACGGAAGCCCGACTCCCTGAGCACCGTCTTCGTCTCTGACCCACTACGTCCCTGCTCCCAGTAGACGGAGCGGAACGGCATGTCTCGGTTGCCACTGCGGTCCAGATTCCGGTCTGCGCGAGGCTCGATGGCGTGGCAGACAGTCCGCCAGTCTTCGAGGTTGCCGTTCCGGTATTGGTTCTGGACGCTGATCGACAGGTTCTTGAGCCCGAACTCCTTGACCATCTGTCCGACGGTCATGTCGAACTCGCGGTAGAGGCAGTCAACACGGTCGTTGTTGTCCGTGCTGATCGCATACTGCCCAGCGGTCAGAACGTGGTGGTGAATGACCTTCTCGAAGTCAAAGACCACGATCGACGCCGCCGTGCCGTAGAGGGCGCACTCGCTGTAGATGCGAGGCAGAGCGCGGTAGGTGTTGCTGCGGGCAAAGACCCGAAGCATCCGGTCCGTTACGTCATGCAGCCACTCCTTGACCGGGCCATACTGGTTGAGTTCCGGGTCAGGAGCGCCGAGCCGCATCCACGGGCGGGCAGGGCTGGTAGCACCAGCCATCAACCCGGCTTCGAGGACTTGGAGCGCCCGCGTAGCCGTGCTGTCGATGATGTTGTTGTGACGGCGCTGACCACGGTTGCGGTCAGTGGTCAGGAAGCGGCCAGTTCTGGGGAGGTAGAACTTGCTCAACTCCTGCCAGTGCGGCTCCCAAGACGAGAGTTCGGTCCAGAGAGCCTGCTTGCGAGCGCGAAGGTGCTGGATCAGTGTCCGGTGTTCACCGTTCCCGATCGAAACTAGAGAACTCGGATACATGATGCGCCTTAGCCGACGTAGTTGGTTTGACCGAGCGGGCTAACCCCGGCGGGTCCGGTAAGGAAAGTCTCGCCCGACATGCGCTTCTGCCTAGCCTTTGCCATGATCGCTGCCGTGTTGGGCTTACGCTGCCGCATCCGCTTGGCTTCTGCGGACTGGGCAAGGCGCTCACTTGCTGCGGCGCTGCGAGCCTGCCGCTGCTCTTGCTCTTGTTGACGGAGAGCACGCTTGGCTTGGCGTGCTTGACGCTTGCCTTGTTGGTGCGATGACACCATGCTGGCACCAGCAAGAATGGCTGCTACTGCTACTTCTGCCATGGTAAATCTCTTTAGAACTTGCCTTGCTCAAACTCTCGGAACCTTGCTGCGCGTGCTTTTTCTCGTGGGGCTATAATGGAACGGCCACCCACGCCAAGGCCAAAAGCTGATGTCTCGAAGTCATAGGTCCGCTTGGCGTTGCGGACTAGGATTCCGAACTGCGTAGCCGAAAGCGAGGTAGCCTCACCTGGGCGCTCTCGTCTTGCAGGATACTCACGCAAGGGTTCGCTAGCCTCGGTGCCTTCTGCGCCCTGAGTGGTCAGCGTGTTCGCCGGTCCATCCATCTGAGAGGCCAAGGCCGTGCCGCGCTGTCTGCGGCGCAGGCGGTCTCGGGCTACCTGTAGAGGCCCAGCGGTCTGACTGGAAGCGCCACCGCGACCGACAGACCCAAGACCTGTGTCTGTAGTTCCCAGATAGCTGCTGCTAGTGTTCCCCATCGAAGGATACGCGGTAGTGGTGTTCGGACAGATAGCAGTTGCGCCGCGCCGCAAGGATCAAGTCCAAAGATGACCCTGGCTTGGCAGACCAGACCATACAGTCCACGCCGCACTCTTGGGCATGTTTTTCTGTCTGCCGAATAAGTTGCAGACCGTGGCCTCTACGGAAGTCTCTGGAGACGTAAAGGCTGTCGTTGGAAGCGATTAGCGTGTCGTGATGCCCGTGTCTGTAGAGCACGGTGGTGCTGTAGCCTTGCATCACGTCATCGACGTAAAGTCCCATGCACAACAGGGTTCGCTTCTGCTGAAGCTGCTCGTAACGCTCTAGATCGGGCTCGAAGTCCCGGTCTTCCAACTCTTCACAGTGCTGTTGAAAGAGGTGGTAGCCGTCACCAAGTAAAACTTCCAAGGTGACGGGGACAACTTCGACGTTAGAAGGCGTCGTAGGGGTCTCGGTCCCAGGCGTTTCGAGAGCGTTTTGGTCCTGCACGGGCTACCTCGTATCGGTCGATGGACTTCTGGATGGGGCTGGCGAACGTCAGGGCCAGCGCATCTGCAAGGTCAGGGCTCCCTGCGTTCTGGAGCCTCTTCTTGATCTGGTCCTTGCTCTCCAGAACCCGGCGTCCCGACGTATCGAAGCTGTAGGTAGGGGTCGCAAGTTCCTGCTTCAGGGACAAAGAATCGGGAATCGCGCCGCCGCCCTGCAACCAGTCCCGCATCTCGAACCACATCTCGGTTC